TGCTAAGTTACAAGGACCTGAACTCGCTTATCTCAATACTTTTGGTTTGATCAATCCGTTCTCTATAGCGTGGGAACTTGTTCCCTGGAGCTTTGCCATTGACTGGTTCGTACCAGTTGGTGCTACTCTTGAAGCTATTACAGCTACGGTTGGTCTTGACTTCTGGGGTGGTCGTATCACTACACGACGTGACTATAAGATGAAACGGACTTATGTGCCGGGTCGTCGTACAGCATGGCGCGTTTGTGAAGACATCGGTGAGTATAAAGAACAGGGATTCGGCTTTCAGCGCACTGCGCTTACGTCGTTCCCTGCTCCGCAACTCTATGCCGATTTAACCCCTTACTCCACTACGCGTGCTCTAAATGCACTAGCGCTTGTTCACGGCCTCACTCATGGGGACGGAAACAGACGCGTTGTGCATAGGTAGAACGAGCACGTCCAACCATCCAGTAATGCAATTCCGCTTACTGGTGACATTAAGGAAACATTCCTAATGCCGAACATGGCCAATATGACCCTAGTGGGTCCAGGAGCCGTTAATTGGGTTTTCAAGCCCGTTAACGTCGTTGGTGGAGAGGCTACATTCGTCAAGTCGACGGGTGTGCCGCTGGCCGACCAGGTTGCAAAGATTAAGGTTACCCGCACGGCTTCTGGCCGTGTTAAGGTGGACCTTCGTCTGAGCCTCCCTGTCGTCCAGGATATGGAGGTGAATGGCGTGACTCGTCCCACCATCGTCCGTACTGCGTACTTTAATGGTACGCTGTCGGCCGATGCTACGTCGACCACTGCCGAGCGCCAAGAGCTCCTCGAGCTTGTTAACTCCCTTAACGGGGGTGCCAACAATCTCGCGGCGTTCAAGGATCTCGAGTACTTCACGTGACACTGACTGAAACGCCGGCAAAACGCCGGCGTCAGCGTCGTAAGAAGACCACCACCTGGGTAGCTGGAATTGTCGGTGTTGTTACGGCGCTTGCGCCGCATATTCCCGATTTAATTCGAGTTATCCTAAAACGTTAGGACAATCCCGTCCAACGTACGCCATATCAGGAGCTTGCTCATGGCACATCGTCCTAAGAAAGGCTTGCCTTTCAATATGGATTTACCGTCAGACTTAACAACTCAACTTGTCGAAAAGCTTATGTCCCTGTGTGACGACCCGAAGGGGCGTTACATGAAGGATCAGCTCATGACAAAATTTGTGTCGAAAGACACAGACCCCGCTCCTCTCCGGAGACAGCGAGCCATTGAAAAGTGGCTTGCCATCGAAGTGAAGAACGAGGAGACCAATGAACGGATAATAACAACGCATGAGGATTACCAAATACTTCCTCATGTTCCGTTTAAGGTCTTTGTTGAGTGGTGTCGTCGCTTTGTCGTTGACATCATTGGGGAAATCCCTCCGGAACACGCCTTAATCGGTGCGTTCAGTGGAGGAGCCTCAACGAGTCGGAAACGTACAGAGAGCCACCCAGCTCACAAGTACGCCGGTATAAGCCAC